GGAAGATACGGAACGGTTTCCGTACTTCTCGAACTCTTGTTCGTAAACATCAGGAAGATATTGAGATGTAAACTCAACATCAGATCCTAAATAGTTGGTAGCCAATGTGGCTTTAGATGGAGCAGGTGTTAATGCACCTTGTACTCCAGAAATAGTTACAGACATTTGTAAAAATTTTTAAATAGTTAGTTTCGTTTTCTAATTTTAAAGGAAAACTCATCTCCAGACTCTACTACTCTAAACTTTGTTCCACCAGCTTCTGACACCTTGTTGTCTCTGACAGTCATATCGATGTTTTTTGTCTCTTTAACAATTCCATCTGTTGCATCCGCTTTACCTTGCTCGTAAAAATACTTTGCTATCGCGTCTGGGTTTAATGCCGAAAACTGCGATTTGTGGTAAGTGGCTGCATCTTTTAACATGCCATTTTCATCAAGATGTTTTGATATGTAATTACCAATGTCACTTTGTGTTTTTTTGGTCTCACTTACATCTCCTGGTTTGAACACATATTTTTTTTCTCCGACATTAAACTCAAAACCTTTGAACTCGTCATTAAAAAAAGAATTTGTCTTCTTAGTGAAAACTTCAGCTCTTTCCTGCTGTAGCTTTGTCTCTTGATCAGTATTCTGTTTATATTCATTATAAAAACTAAACGCTTCTTTGTAGTCTTCTGGTAAGTCAGCAGGGTTAGACTCTAACGGTGCTTTATACTTTTCCTTTAAATTTTCAAAGTGTTGTCTAGCTTGATACAATGCTTCTTTATAAGCAATCTTCTTACCTTTCACTTCTTTCTCATCATCAATTTCTGAATCATAAGAAAACTGCTCGTTAAGAATATGCTCTACATCTCCTCCATCTAAATGCGGTTTAGTTTGCTTATAGTAATCACGAATAACCTGCTCGTCACTAACGGCAGACCAGTCTTTTTGCAACTCTGCAAAATCACCAAAGCTTCTACCAGTCTCTTTTTGATACTGTAGATACTTCTCCACGTCTTCAGGAAGATCTTGTTTTTTTGTTTCGGTATTTGAAAGAACGTTTTTAAGGTCGTCAATAGAGTTTACCTCTACTTCATACCTCTCTTTTAATTTATCAAAAAACCAGTTGTCGTCTTGTTCTGGCTCTTTTACTTCTTCTTGCTCTTGTATGTCGTTGGCTTCATTTTCTTCTTGCTTTTCGACATTTTGCTGCTCTTCATTTTCTTCCCGTAAGCCATCGTTTACTTCTGTTTGTTGAGGTTCCATTTCAGGTGTAGCCTCTTGTTCTAAATTTGTTTCTTGTTCTGTTTGTTTGGGCTCTATTCTATTACCCTCATCATCCAGAGCGAAGACCTTTATATCTTCCATTTTATATTAAATTAAATTTGTTACAAAAATAGTAATAATCCTAGACATCTATAAGTCCCTGAACACCAGATCCTAATGAGTCTTTTCCGTCAAAATCAATAGGATCTAAATCCTGCTGTCTTTGTTGTATTAGCTTTGACTGCTGCGTTGCTTGTTTAGCTGTGCGTTGGTCTTTTCTGTCTTCTTTATATTTTTCTTTGTTCTGCTGAAGCATAGCTTCGTTGCTTTTAATCTGAGAATCAAATCCCTTTTGTTGAGATATTAATCTTGATTTTAGCTGAAACTCTGCCTGCATTCTTTGAAGTTCTATTTGCGCTTCAAGCTGAGCTAACTTAGCATCAGCCTCCATCTTCATCATCATGGTTTGCTGTTTAGCAGCCTCTGATGTTTGTGATGCCTCTTGGTTTGCCTGCGCTTGTAATGCTATGTTTTGTTGTTGACGCTTGTTGTCAAGCTCTTCTTTTCTTTTCTTACGAACCTTTAACATTTGTGATGCTATCTTTACATTCTTAATAGATCTTATGTCAATAGCGTCATCTATATCAATTTTACCTGCACTTATAGAGGTTTGTATATTTTGCTCTAAGAAAGTCCTTTCTTCTTCGTCAGGATGAAGCTCTATATAAATACCAAAATCATAAAGATGTAGATCGCTAATTGATTCAAGAAGCTCAATGCTAAATTTACCAATAGCCTTTACAAAAGCATCTTTCATTGGTGAGTATTCTAGCATGTCGGCTAATCTATAACTCACACATTCAGATAGTCTTTCTGTGACAAAAATACCTGATTTAAGAACGTGTCTTGTAGCCGTATTTGAGTTTAACGCCGCCATCTTTTGTACACCAACTAACGAGTTAGGATCAGGCATAGATCCATCTCTAGCTTCATTCAATCCTGTAACAGATCTTATCATGCCCAGGTTATAGTTGTACATATTTATAAGCGAAGATATTTTACTATTTGCTCCAGAAGATGTAAGCTCTTGTACAGGTATTTTTCCGTGATTAAATTCACCCTCTTCTGTATATGACCTACCAATAACAGAACCTGTCTGAAAGTAAAGGTTAAGAGCTTCTTGTGGAGTGTATGTGGCGCCGTTACCCAAATTAACAGAGCTAAGGCCATCAATATCCATATAGACACCATCAGGTATCATTTTGGATGTTACCTGCTGTAGCTTCAGATGTAGTAGTTGTATCTGATCCGCAAACGGTATCATTCTTTTCACTAGAGAGTCTATTTGCCCTCTGTACATTTTTGGGGCACTGACAACAAAGGGAGCGTACACCTTGTTGATTGCCGATTTGGGACGAACCATATTTTTCATCATATCCCACTTGAGAATGTAGTTTGTTCCTAGAACAAGTACACCTTCGTACCATACGTCAATACGTTTAGAAAGTTTTTCAAATCTTGCACTCTCTGTTTTTGGCGGGTTGAACTGATCGTCTTTTTGAAGAACTTTTTCTCCTCCTTGAGCAGTCTTCTTTTTCTTGTATACGATGTTCTTATCCGTCTTATAACAGAAATATAATAATGTTGCGGTGTTGTGATCAAAGTTGTCTGTCTTATATCCCCCTCGTATGCCCTGGTAAGAATCAAACTTAGAAGATAGCTTTGATATTTCTTTAATGTCTTCTTGAGTTAAAGAAGGATCTATTTTTTTTAGCTCTGTTATATTTACATTTTTTACTTCACCAAAATAATAGCAGTCTTCAAAATACGGGTCTTCTGTTGGACTCCATATTAGATTAGCAGGATCTACATATTCTACAGTAATCCCGTCATGTGTATTAAATGAATGTTTCGCAGCAGATATACCAAGAACTGTCTGATCTTCATCTACTTTTCTTTTTATATTTTCATAGTTGTTTATCTTGAAAATATTAGAAACTGCTTTTTCTTGAGCAATTTCTATATCGTCTTTATAATCAACCATCATATGTAAATCCAACTCATCGTCAGAATGTGGTAGTTGATCTGGATCAACATCAAACATGTTGTAGCCAAGACTATCTGACATATCCTGAAACATGTCTTTATTCATCATTTGCGTTTGTACATTTAACTTGTACTCTGCTTTTTTATTTGATGATACTGGATCTATAGCCTCTGCTTTCACATCAAACAATCTGTTCGATATTCCATTAACTACAACGTCAACAAACTTTGGAATAATTGGAACAGGAGTCCAGTCTAAATTTAAATATGATATATCGCCATTTATAGAAAGCTCGTCTTTATATTTTTGCACAGACTGCTCTCCCATTGCATAAGTGCGTAACTTATGATACGTATCCCTGTTGTTATAAAATCGTGACGTTCCGCTTTCTTTTCTAAACCATTCTGATTCAATAGCATGAGCAACACTCAAGCCGTACTTTTTAGATGCCTTATAAGCATCTGAAGCAAGCTGGTCTGGAAAGCCTAAAACGTTTCTCGTTTGAACTCCGTCCATATAATTTTTTACCTCAATATCGAACTACGTATCCCACCATTGTTATACTTTGCAAAGGTAACATTTATTTCTTTAACAACTTTTTTCGGTTGCTCTACATACCTATTGTTAGCCATAATTGCAAAGCCTGAAGAAACAGTAGCGTCATACTTTGTTCGATTGTTAATATCATAGTTTGCCCAGTCTAGTAAAGTGCGTGTAAAATACATATTACCAGAACCTTCGTTTGTAAATCCTACATGCTTCTCTATGTAAGACTCAATCGCCTCTGCGTGTATCGATATAACCGCTGAAGACGATGGTATTCCTCCAAGTTCTTTTTCTGCTTTAGACAAGTCGTTTTTATGCTTGTCTGGTCTTGAAAGGCTAAATCCTCTGTAGCCTCTGTTTTTGAAATGATAAAGCAGCCTGGGCTTATTGTTCTCCGCCAAAACAGGCATCCCATAAAACACGCAAGCCATTAACACATCTTCATAGAATATTTCAGCCGTCTGCGGCCTTGATATATACTCTAAAAAGAAATAGTTAGATGGCCCGTCAAAATTTATCTTAGTAAAACCATGTAATGAACCGTTTGATCCACCCCCTCCAACTGTTCCAGAAATATCGTACGAGTCACATCCAAAGGCTCCAATGTGCTCATTACCTGGATGCTTGATTCCATTCTTATCTATAATCTTGTTTCGAAGCTCTCTTGGAGGTATCCAAGAAACATAAAATCTTCCCTTTGGATCTGGAGTCCAAACAACCTCTGTATCACGCTTACCGTTAGACCAAGAAAAGTTTCCTCTTTGTACAACTCTCTGTGTTTCTATCCCATCATTGTGGTCTATTTGCTCGTATAATCTAGACAGATTAAAAAGTGTATTTCTAGATTCATCACGAAATGCATGGTTTTCTGTTCTAGGGAACTGTCTGTAGAACTCATTAAGAGCGTCAGGATCGTTTTTAAGGCTGTCTACTTCGTTTTCCCAGTAGTCAAGCACTCCCACATCTATATCCATGCCGTCTATCCCCTCAATGGCTCTCTGTGGCCTTCTGAAGACAGGCATACCATGTTTATCCATAAACCCTTCCATGTTCCACTCCATAGGAATGAATAAACTATACATTCCGCTTTTTGTCTGTCCGTTTGCATTTCGCTCAGTTACATCGGAGTCTCTATAAAGTTTCTTAAAATTATTTCCCCCTTTATCAAGTGCATTCGATGTTGATCCCATCATACACTTTCCTATAATGCGTCTACCTAATCGTAAGCAAGTTTTAGTGACACGCCAACTGTTGAGGATATTATCTGGTTTTTCCCATTTT